AACAAGTATTGTGAGATCTTGTCTGTTCTTGGTGTAGGAATCTCTACGAACAAGACGCATGATTCACATCATACGTATGAGTTCGCGAAACGATGGATATCTCATGGGTATGAAATATCTGGTATTCCTCTTAGAGGACTAATGTCCTCTTGGAGAAAATACCATTTATTAGTACCAATGATATATTCAATCGTTGAGAGAACACCTGCACGACAGTTCAATAATGTGCCTGGTTTACTTTATGATCTTTATCGTGTTATGGGCTTTCCACATAAACACTCCTTATCGTTTTTAAACCGTGCAGCTGAATTTTCAGCTGTATGGAAATATTTAAAAACGGGTAACACGGATGAAATCTTATTTCTTATTAAGAAACAAGATACATCTTGGTTTCCATTTCCCAACAACGACACTGTCGATGCCAAGGAATATTTGGATTGGTTATTGGAAAGAACCTTAATACGAGAGATCATGCAAAGAAATGAAGATACGAAAGGATTCCTAATAGGATTCCATAAACGTATGAATCAGTTCTTTGCCGAGGTCTCCGTAAACCAAGGAGAGACTTTTAAAGAGGATATCTATCCGATAATGCCTTATCACCCTGTCTGGCAAAGCGTTTTAGCTGAGTCAGGTAAGATGAATGAGAAATTATCTGAAATAATTAATAGAAAGGCTTGGAGAGAGTTACTAGAAATAGTAACCATCCCAGACCCAACTATATTACTTCAGGATAGAGCCAATGTAAAAGTTTCCCAGGGTGTAGCAAAATTTGCCAAGGATCTCTTTAAAACTGCAATGATGCAGCGTAAAAAAGATGTTTGGTTTTCCGAACAATTTGATTAGCCTTCCAATGTGAATTGGTTGGGTAATTTAAGATGTAAGGAACAAATTGAGCTTACATATGGGAATGGTACCTCAAATTCTGGTACTTCATACAGATTCTCCGTCAGGTCCGATGACACAAGCATAGCTTTCACTATCATCAGGCCCCCACTAGAAATGGAGGGAAGACGACGGCTCGGCTGTATTACCGTG